CCCGATTTCTGAGGGAGATGAATGGGCAAATTCCAAGATTCCAGTGACACTGTCGAATCTTCGGAACTTTCACAAAACTTTGAAAGTTCGCCGCCTGCGCTGTAGCTGCCGAGCCCGCGCACGCACCTCTTGCTAGCCGCTATGATAGCTGCTATGAATGGGGCACCTCGGCTATACGCCGGTCGGATGCGACGTGAAATCTAAGGGAAGTCGGGCATTTGCGGCAATGCCCGGTAGCGTGCGCGACAAGGCGATCAAGTTCAATGGCGGCAAAACGGCAGCGGTGTACTCGTGGATCCGTGGGGAGTACGCGCCGGCCGAGGCGAAGCAATTCGAGATCGAAGACGCCGGCGGGCCGCCGGCTACGTGGTGGGATGAGCCGGACGCAGCGCTGGACGCTTCGTCGGCCGTAGCCGCTGCGGTAGCGCCGGTGTCCGGGTCAGCCTCCCCGGCCGGCATCGCCTCCGAGGCGGACATGATGCTCGCTGACGTGCAGACCCTGCGGCAGCACGTCTCGGGGCTCGAAGGCGATCCCGCCGAGAAGATCCGCAACCTCGAGAAGCTCAGCTCGATGCTCGTCGCGCTTTCGAAGATGCGTGGCGTGCTCATGAGTGAACGCCAGATCCTGAGCTCGCCGCATTGGTCGGCCGTCGAGGCTCGGATCCTCGAAGCGCTCGAACCTTGGCCCGATGCGATGCGGGCGGTGGCCACCGAGCTCGAAGCCGGAAGGGCGCCATGAGTCGCGCCGCTGCCGCTATGCTGCTTCGGCAGCCCCGTGATCTCCCTTCGCCGGAGCTCCTGCAGGCGGCAAAGGCGGGCGACGCGAAAGCGCTGCACACCGTAGTCACCAGTACAATGTGGCTCGTGCGGGCGCAGGTTCGGCGCGCCAACCGACCGCACCTCACCGAAGACTTGACACAAGCCGGCTTGACCGGCGCAGGCACCGAGAAGGGCGGCCTGCTGCAAGCGATTCGGACCTACGACCCTGCACGCGGTGCGAACTTTTGGAGTCACGCTAACATTTACGTGCGGCACGCCATCCGCCGCGCCGTGGCTGCCACGAACCCGATCAACCACCGACGGCTGCGCCGGCGACACCTTCGCATCGAAGGCGAACTTCGCACCGAGCTCGGCCGCGAACCGACGCGCGACGAGTTGACCGCAGGGCTTGGGTACGACGCGGCAACGATGTTCTCGGCGGGGGTGCAAGTTTCACTTGATGACGCCGGCTACGCGAATGCTGGCGCGTTCTCCGACAAGATGAGCGAGGGCCGAATGGTGCACGCGCTTGCTGCGCGGCAAGTCGTGGAGCTCATCCCCGAGGTGCTACCCGAGAAGGAGCGCATCGCGTTCACCAAGCACATCTTCGAAAACATGACGTTCACGGAGATCGGCGCCGAGATGGGGTTATCGCGCGAATGGGCACGTCAGTATTACTTGCTGGCGTGCAAGCGACTCAAGGCCGCAATGGCGGACCGCGCAGCCTAAGTGCCGAGCCATCAGGACACGATCGCCGGACGGCTGGCGCGCGTGCTGCGCCGGCGTGCCGACGAACTAGCGCCGCCTTCAACGGGCATCGATCTTCGAGCGTACCGGCACGACATTGCGCAATTCGCGCGTGACGTTTTCAAGCTGCAGCCGTGGAAGAAGCAACGCGAGATCTTCCGAGACATCGAGAGCTATTTCCGCGTTGCAGTCACCTCGGGACACAAGATCGGTAAGAGCAACTCGGCAGCGATCATCGCGTGGTGGTTTTACTGCACGTTCCCCGGCGCGCGCGTGGTTTTGACGGCGACCACTGACAACCAAGTGAACGGGATCCTTTGGCGCGAGATCTGCATCTTGTACGCGCGTGCGAAGCGCGCGGGCATCACACTGCCCGGCACGCCTCACGAGCTCGCACGAAGCGGTGTGGTGAACCCGATCGACTATTCCGAGATCAAAGGCTACACCGCACGCGACAAAGAAGCGATTGCCGGCGTCAGCGGCCCTGCGATCCTCTACTGCGTGGATGAGGCCTCCGGCGTCAAACCGCACATCTTCGAGGCGATCCAAGGCAACCGCGCCGGCGGCAACGCATGGGTTTTGCTCACCTCGAATCCGACGCGCGCCGATGGCGAAAACTACGACGCGCATCATTCGAAGTCTTCGAAGGTGCTCGGTGACGCGGCCGGCTACCACTGCCATCAAGTGAGCTCCGAGGAGAGCCCGAACGTCACCGGCGAATGGCGCGAGCTCGACGAATGGGATTTCAAGGCGCAGCAATGGCAGCCGCGCACGGGGCCGATCCCCGGCTTGGCGCAACCCGAGTGGATCGACGAAATGGTGCGCGAGCACGGACGCGACTCGCCGATCTTTGGCGTGCGCGTGTCGGGCAAGTTCGTACTTGCCGAGCAGGCGAAGATCTTTCCGATCTCGATGCTTGCCGACTCGCACGCACTTTGGGACGCGCCGGAAACCGCGCAGGGCGGACGCCTGGTGATTGGGTGCGATCCTGCCGGTGACGGTGAGGGTGGCGACGAATCGAAGTTTGCCCCGCGCCGCACCAACAAGATCTTCCCGTTGCGTGGTCGTGCGGGCATGAGCCCTGCGGCGCACCTCGCTGAGATCCTCGACATCATCGCGGCGCACCACGAGCCGGGCTCCGGCGTCCCACTCGTCAACATCGAATCCGAAGGTGACGCCGGTTGGAAGGTTTACAAATTCCTGCGCGAGTGGTGCGACGAGCAACCGGGCGTCTTCGAGCTGCAGCGCGTTCGAACCTCCGACAAGGCCGAACGGAATCCGACGGTGTACGACCGCAAGCGCGATGAGCTCGCCGCGAACCTGCGCGAATGGCTGCGCGGTGGCGGTGCGCTGCCGCCTGATACGCGACTCGATGCCGAGCTACACGCCTATGAATTCCTGCCGCCGGAGCGGACCAACGCGCGTTTGAAGGTTACCGACAAGAAGGCGTTGCGGAAGCTTCTCGGCCGGTCGCCGGATTCCGCCGACGCGGTGATGCTTGCCGCCTGGGAACCCATCGCGACGCAGCACCACGCGCCGCCCCCCGTACAGCCAGATGACATCCACGGGGCCATGATCGATGCGCCGCCCTTTGATCCATACGGCGGCTTGAACCCATGGCGCTCAAAACCCGGATAGCCGACGCGGCACGCGCCCTCATGGGGATGAGCGGCTTCGACGCAGCAAAGCCGATCTTCGGTCCCGACCTGGACGATCCGCACGTCGCACAGATTCGAAGCCACCTACATGGGCAGTTGACGCCCATGAGCGTCACGCGCCCCCGGTGGTACCTAGCGGATCTCGAATCCGCGCAGCTTGCCGCCGACGCGGGGGACGTGCAGCTCGCTTGCCAGCTTTGGCGGGCCTCGAAGCGCGACGGCTTGATCGCGGGGTTGCGGGAAACCTTGAGCGCCGGCCTCGTGTCGCTGCCGAAGCGGTTCCGCGGCGACCCCGATATCATCGCCGACCTACGCGCAGATAACGGCACGCGTTCGAAGTTCGACGAGATGTTTCCCGCGGCCGAGCTCGCAAAGCTCGCCGACGATGGGATCGGGCCGGGCGTCGGTGTCGCGATCCTGCAGCCGGTGCCGGGGCGCGACTTCCCGGTGATGATTCGCTTGAATCCCGAGTTTCTACAATACCGCTGGAACGAGGATCGCTGGTACTACCGCAGCGTTGCGGGCCCACTGCCAATCACCCCCGGTGATGGTCGGTGGGTGTTCCACTCGCCCGGTGGGCGCTACATGCCCTGGAACGATGGCAGCTGGCAGTCGGTGGGGCGCGGGTTCATCACCAAAGAGCATGCGATGCTACACCGCGCGAACTACTCGGCGAAGCTTGCGAACCCCGCGCGCGTGGCGAAGGCCGCCGCCGGCACGAACGAGAACCAGCGCACGGGCTTTCTGAGCGCTCTGATCGCTTGGGGCCTAAACTCTGTATTCGAGCTCCCCCCGGGGTGGGATGTTGCGCTCCTCGAATCCAACGGTCGGGGGTGGGAAGTCTTCGGCAAGGAAATCGAGACGAGCGATCTCGAGACGATGATCACGCTTGCCGGACAGGTGGTGACGGTGACCGGCGGCAGCGGTTTCGCGAATGCCGACATTCACCGCACGATCCGCGCAGACTTGATCCGCAAGCGCGCCGAACAGCTCGCTTTCACGCTCAATACGCAAGCGATCCCCCCATGGGAAATCGAGCACTACGGGATCGACTCGCTGCAGAATACCGCGCGCGTCGAATGGGATACGGCACCGCCGGCGGACCGTAAGACGGAGGCCGAAGCACTCGGCGCTGTCGGCAAGTCGATTGTCGAGCTTCGCACCGCTTTGGAGGCGGCGGGCATCGAGCTCAACGTACAGGAAGTGATCGACCGGTTCGGCATTCCGATCCAAGGCAAGCCGGTGACGCCTCGCAGCGTTCCGGAAACCGCCTCACCGACACCGGCCGAAGCCGCCTAACGGGGCCACTCCCCAGGAGTGGAGTCCCGTCGGTTTTATCGCGCAGGCATTCTAGCACTCGATCCGCAAGCGTTCGGCTTGGAGGTGACTGCCGCGGAACCGTCCGCGTCGGCGCCGTTCACACTCGTATGCGGTGGCGCGGTTGCGGTGGTGTGTATCGAGGGGCCGCTCGTCAATAGTGGGCCGCTGTTTGACACCTACGCTGACATTCGAGGGCGCGTGGACCTTGCACTTGCGTCGAGTGCACACACCGTCGTGCTCGATTTCGACTCGCCCGGTGGCGAGGTGTTCGGGGTGTTTGACGCTGCGCGAGCGCTGCGCGCGTCGGCCGTCGCCGCGGGAAAGCGGTTGGTGGCGTTCAGTGCCGCGCGACTGCAGAGTGCGGCGTACGCCCTTGCGACGGCTGCCGATGAGATCGTGATTTCGAGCGTCTCGAGCGTCGGCAGCATCGGGGTGATCGTCGCGCATGCGGATGTCACCGGCGCCGATGCGCAGCTTGGCGTCAAATTCGAGGTGTTCGCGAGCGGTGAACGCAAGGCTGACGGCAATCCGCACATCAAGCTCAGCGACGAGGCGCGCGCTTCGATCAAGCAGAGCATTGACGACACCGCAGCGGTTTTCTTCGCCCTGGTGAAGGAGCGTCGGGGAATCGACGCCTCGAAGTTCGAAGGCCGCACGTGGATCGGAGTTGCGGCGCTCTCCGACGGGATCGCCGATTGTGTCGAATCGCGTGATTCGATGTTGCAAAGGTTGGCGAGCGGTCCCGACGGGGCCACTACCCAAACGCAATCGTCGCAATCTGCGCACGGGAAAAATCGTATGGCTGACAAATCCGAAGACAACGAGAAGGACGCCGATCGCGCCGCGCTTGCAAAAGCCGCCGCCGCCGGCAACGCCAAGGCGAAGCGTGCGCTTGCCGCGTACGACTCCGAAGACGAGAAGGAAGCCGCGTCGGACGAAGAGCAGAAAGAAGCTGCCGCGGACGAAGACAAGAAGGAAGCGGCCTCCGACGAGGAGAAGCCCGCAGCGGCTGCCGACGAAGACAAGAAGGAGGCCTCCGGCGCTTCGGCGATGGCTGCCGCAGCCGGCGATCTCGTCGCGCAGCTCACCGCAGCGCAGACCGAAATCGCGGCGCTAAAAGCCCGCAATGCGAAGACCGACTTCGCCGCGCTTCGCGCTTCTCGCCCCGACATCTCGAAGAAGGTTTGGGAGACGCTTGCACCGCTTCCACTCGCGCAGGCAACGGCGATCGTCAATGCGACGCCGAAGGCTGCGAACCCGCTCGCCCCGGTAGTTGGTGATCCCTCGCTCGAAGGCGCTCCGGCCGACAAGGATCGTCCGAAGCTCAACGCCGAAGCGCGCGTCGAAGACATCAAGGATCCCCGCATCGCGCAGGCGATGGGGCTCATCCCGCCGCCCCAAGAATTCCGAAACACCTCGGCTGTCCACTACCCGTCCGTTAGGGTGCAGGGTTCGAAATGACCGCAATTGCAGCGGGCGCTAAACGCGCCATCAAGTTTCAGCAATTCAGCTCCAAAGAGCTGCCCGCTACCGCTTCGGTCGAGTACAAGCAAGGCTCGCTCGTTGGGTGGGACACGGCGACGGGGCTTATCCGCCTCGGTGGTGCAAGCACCACGTTCAAGCCGGTTGGCTTGGTCATGGAGTCGAAGACTCTCGGCGCCGGTGGCGGCACCGTGCTCGTCAAACTTTTCCGCGAGGTGAGCGCGACGTGGATGGTCAACGATACTGGCGCACCGGTGGTTGCCACCGATCGCGGTGGTCTCGCGTACGTGCTCGACGATCAGACCGTTACGCGCACCGACGCCACCAACACGCTGAGCATTCTTGGCATGATTTGGGAAGTGAGCGCCACCAAGGGCGTTCTCGTCGAACCCACCTTCCCCGCTGCTGATGTCAACCTTTCCGGCCTCGACGGCTAAGTGATCTGAGACTCCAATGCCGATTACCCCCTCATTCGTTCACGATCTCGAAACCGGGATGCGCGTCATCCAGAATCAGGAGTACGATCGCCTGGTTCCCACCGTCAACGAGACGTGGAATATCGCGAAGAAGATCCCGACTTCCGGCGGCGCCAAGGAGCGCCTCATTTGGATGCTCGACACCGCTGGCATTCAGTACGTGGACAAGGCCGGCGGTACCGTCGAATTCGAAGAGTTGCTCTCGACGTACACGGAATTTGAGTACAAGGCGGCAACGGCCGGCCTCAAGATCAACCGCTTCAAGCTGGAAGATCTCGACAACAACGGCGTCCCCGGTGGCGAGGGCATCCGCCAGGCGCAGGCCTGGACTCGGCAGGTCACAGCGCAGGGCGTCTATTGGCCCCGCAAACAGGTCTTCGAGGCGCTTCGCAACGGCGATCAGACTGGCTTCGTCACCTACGACGGCAAGAAGTTTTTCGACACGGCGCACCCCAACAACCCACTCGACGCTTCGGCCGGCACGTTCAACAACGTGCTGACCGGTGCGCCCTCCGGCGCGTACCCCGGCGCAGCTCCGATCGACGCGTCGGTGACGCTCGATGTCGCCTTCACGAACTTCGCGAAGGTGCTCGCCTACATCGAAGGCGCGCTCGTGATGCCGAACGGCGTCGATCCGCGCATGCTCAAGGTCGCCGGTCTTTGGGTGCCGTCGGCGCTCAAGGTTCGTGCGCAGCAACTCACGAATGCGAAGTTCATCGGCGGATCGCTCGGCTCCACGGATGTCGAGACGACCGTTCGAAACTGGGGCGTCGGGCAGCCGTTCGTTGCACCGGAGCTCGGCGCGGCGTTCACCAACGGCTCCGACACCTCGTACTACATCGTTTGCGAGCAGCTTACGAGCAACGAGCTCGGCGGTGTGTACTACTCGGAGCGCGAGCCGTTCGGAATCGTCTACAACGGTGAGATGACCGATTCGCAGCTTGCACGTGCAAACGAGATGCAGTGGCTCGAACGCGGCCGAAACGTGGTCGGCTACGGCCATCCCTTCTTGATCTTCAAAGTCAAGGCAGCGTAAGGCGCGGCGGCCGATGCCGCTTCAAGTTTACCGCGGCGCGATCGGACCCGAAAAGTTTACCGTTCGGGTCCGCAATCGCTCCGGCGAGTCGTCGCCGCTCGACTTCATCACGGCTACGGCCGTTGAGTTTCGGGTGCTCGGCAGCCCCACCGTTTGGGGCGCGTCGATCACCGCGGCTTCAAGCTCTGAGCTCAGCGCCACGCACGTTTGGGCCGCAGGCGAAATCCCTGCCGCCGGTCTCGTGCGCCTCATGTTGCACATCACAACGCCCGGCGGATTGCGTCGAGCGGGGCCAATCTCACTAGAGGTACTCTGATGCATCCTACTAGCGGCACGCTGCGCGCGAAAGTGGCGCAGCTCAAGAAGGCGGCGGACGCAGCGAAAGCCGAGTATGAGGCCGCACGCGCGCAGCTTTCCGAGCTCGATCACGCCTTCGGGGTTCTGATGAATGCGGTGATCGACGGCCGGGCCGACGCGCTGCGAATCGCGGGGGTGCCGGCAGAGGTGATCGACGCGGCACGCGCTGCAGTCGAGCGCATCAAGGCCGCAAAGGCGGCGCGCAACGCGGCAAGCGAGCCAGCACTATGAGAACCGCGTCGCTGCGCCGCAACGAGATGCTCGACGCGATTCGAGACAATTTCAACTCGGGCATCATCCGCATTTACGACGGCACGCGCCCCGCCGACGCCAATACGGCGCTGAGCGGAAACAATGTGCTTGCTGAGCTCACGATGAACGCTACCGCGTTCCCGGCGGCCTCGGGCGGTGTACTGACCGCGAACGCGATCACCTCTGACGCGAGCGCCAACGCGACCGGTACGGCAACGTTCGCGCGCATCTTCGAATCGGATGGCACCACTGCGATTGCTGATATCAGCGTCGGCACCTCGGGCACCGAGATGATCATCAATACGGTTTCGATCGTCGCCGCAGCGGTGGTTTCCTGCTCTGCGTTCACTATCACGAATCCGGTGGGCACCTGATAGGGCCGCCGTGGCATTCTTTCTACCGACTACCTCCGATATCCTCCGAGTTGTAACCGACGCGGCGGCGGATATCGAGGTTCACGAATCGCACGCCGATCTGAATACCAGCACCGGTGCCGTCACCCCGGACGGTAACCCGCTCGCGAGTATCACGACTGCTACGACTACGACACTCGTTGCCGGCGCGTCGAGCGTGGTGCGCAACGTGCGCCACCTAAGCCTGCGAAACGCGCACGCCTCAACGTCGTGCAATGTCACGCTTGAACACGACGACGGCACGAATACCGCGACGCTCATCAAGTGCAACCTTCTTGCTGGTGAGTCTCTCGTATTCGATCAGGGCGGCCTGTGGACGCACTACGATGCGAACGGCTCGCCGTACGTGTCGCCCGGCGCGATCGCAGCGGATGGTGACGTTGAAGCAGGCACAAGCATCACCACCGTCGTGACACCTGGACGGCAGCATCGACACCCAAGCGCACTCAAATGTTGGGGTAAGGCTAATGGCGCCGGCACCACGCTGCACGTCAGTTATAACACCACGTCGATTTCGGACACCGGCACGGGTCGCTTGGGGGTCAACATCGACACCGATTTCTCCGGTGCGCACTACTCAATCACATATGGCGTCGAGCGCTCGACCACATCGCTGACTGCGACGGGCGTCGAAGCTTGTGCAATTCGCAACGCGAGCCCTGCCGCGGGATCGTTCGAGATCGAGTCGTTCGATCACACTGCTACCACCATGGCGGCACAAGATCCGAGCAGTTACTTTTGGCAGTGCGCCGGAGATCAGTGATGCAACCTACGCGCGTAGCAGTAAGCCTCTCCGACGGTACGCTAGCCGTGCTTTCGATTTTCCGCGGAGCGCTGACCGATGAGCAGATCTTTCGGGAAGTAGAGCGCATGTATCGGGACCCGCGCGCGAGCGCCATTGGGTTTCGGCGCATCGACGACACCGACTTGCCTACGGATCGAACGTATCGTGATGCGTGGGCGGATACAGGTGCAGGGCCACTAACGCACGATATGCCGCGCGCACGCGGGCTCCACCTCGCACGCGTGCGGCTTGCGCGTGCGAAGCGCTTCGCCGAGCTCGATAGTGAGTGGATGCGTGCCGCGGGGCAGGGTAAGAAGGCCGACGAGGCCGCTGTCGAAGCGCGCCGCCAAGCGCTACGCGATCTGCCGGCGACACTCGGTGTCGAAGCCGCAACCACCGTTGAGGATCTCAAGGCCTGCTGGTCACCTCTACTTGAGGGATCGTGAGGGTCGGGCGGCCCTCATGGCCGATCTGAATTACAGATCGATCACGCTTGTTGAACGTGCCTCGCGCCGGTACCCGGAGATCGAGCGGTGGTACTACGAAGCGGGACGGGTCGAGATTCTTGTTACCCGAGAGTCGGGCGGTGACTATCGAGCCCTTGCGCGAATCGCCCCCGATTCGGTAACCGAGACATCAATTAGGCTCGGTGTGGGCGCACACCCAACCGCCGACCGCGCCATCACGGCAGCCTTCGAGGCCTTTGTCGCGAACACCGAGGCTTCGCGCACGCTGCCGCCTAGGCGCGTACCGAAGGAGGTGCGCGATACGGAGATCGATGCAATGCGGACACTCGCGGTGCAGGTGGCCGGACTATGACAACCGCCGCCGGTACACCTGTCGATCTAACCGCCTCTAACGGTTTAACGTCCGTCACGATCCCCGCGAATTGCAAAGCGGCGGTGCTCGCATGGGGCGCAACGGGCGGCCGAGTCCTAACCGGCGGCACGCTTGCAGGCGTTGCCGAAACC